GATTATGATTTCAAGTAAAATCTTACTTAACTTTATCAGTAAAATATTCATCAATAGGAGGCTAAAATGAATCAGCAGGAATGTTTGTCACGAAATCTAAGAGCTGTGATGACTGAGCGTAATTACAGGAATGAAAGTGAATTTGCTAGGGCGGCTAAATGCTCACAAAAGACAATCAATAATCTTTTGAATGGCAGATTTGCAGTAAAACTTAGTACGGTTGGCGAGATATCGCAATCACTAAAAATACCCGTAAACGGTCTTTTAGCCGATATACCAAACCCAACTATTGACAGCATGATAGCTGTCGCGCGCATGTTTGATGCAATTGGCCGCCTTAAAGATGACGACTATGACGTTATATTGGGGATGATCGATCGCTTAGCGCCTCAACTTTAGCGCCATCCCTTGACTTAAGGAGGATTAAAGCAATCTCTGAGAGAATGTAAGACAATTCTGAATTTGACCAGCTCGGGTCGACCCTTTTTTTTATTTCATTTAGCATCCCCTCAACACCCATATCTTTTTCCATAAAAAAAACTACTGTATTTTTATCCATGTTTCACTCTATCTTATAGCCCTATAAATTTATACTAAGAAAATTTAACCTATTCATTAGAATGATGATCCTCAAAGTGGTTCCTTTCCTGTCGCATAACTAATCACTAATGTAATGAATTATTTTTGTGACAAAAGGTTTTCCTGACTTGTTTAGCTATCATGCTGATAGTTAAAATTTATAGAGCGGAAAAGCCAATTTGCTACAAATATTCAGTCAGACTAAAGGAGAGGATAAAAACATGCAAGCGCCAGAAACGTCTAAAAGCCCCGAAAAACAAGGGGTAATCGATTACGGCATAAGCTGACAGCAGGTAATTTCTTGTTATTTTTGAGCTAATATTATGAAAGGCGAGTGCAATTTATTTTTTGAAAAGTTCTGATACCCCAAAATTAAAGAGTAAAAAACCTTACTTAACGACCGTCAAGTAAGAAAGCCTCGCATCTACAAGGCTTTGCTGTTCCTGTTATTTATCGCAAGATGTGTTTTCTATATTTTCGCGGGCCAAGTTTTTAACCGCTCCCCAACTGATCTCATTATCTCCTACCTGCTTAATTTCAGCAGTTCCAAAAGTGGCGGATGCCCACTGATTGCCGCCTATATGCTTTACAGGTGTTTTTCTTGGCTGCGGCTTACTGTTCGAATAAATACACTCAAAGCCTGTGCCGTCTGAATTAAGCTGTAAGGCCGTGGTATTGGTGGCAGTCATAAATATACTGCTCTTACTATAAAAGCCTGTTATATCGCTTGGCTGTGCTTGCTGATTGTATGCCGCATTGCTGCAGCCTCCTAATAGAGCCCCGGTAAAAGATAAAGCCAATACTATTTTCATATCACTTCCTTAAGTTTGTATAAATTTGTAGAACTTTATCCCGTGCCAATAAAGATAACAAGCCTACGTTTAATTGACCGCCGACAATAGATAAAAGCTATCAATAAAATAAAGCTTATAGGTATTTATTTTGCGATCAAGTAATACATTACTAGACTAATCGATAGTTATCCAGTAATATATTACTTATCGAAACGGAGAACAAAATGGATCAATGCAGAGTTACCCAAGACCTAAACAATCATCTTGACCGATGCGAAGCCAGCGAAAAAACGCAAGATGAAATTGATGCAATAGTGAAAGCGAAAAGCTTTTTGCTTTCAAAAGATGCTGAATTTTGCGCTTCTGCGTTAGAGGATATTGTCTACCCTGCATCATTTAAAGTCTTCCCTGCTCACGTTAAAAACGATCTAGCAAGGCAATATGACGAGGCTCAAGCAAAACGCCTGTATAGCCTCTTAATGGACGGTCATTTGATGGAATTTGCGCTGATTATGCAGTACCGAGTAAAAGCAAACACCGATGAAGCAATATCGGATTACTTAGAAACAATTTAGCCCACCACTATTGCCGCGCATCCATTGGCGGCCTTTTTAAAAAGGTATTCACCATGAACATGGCAACCAGAAAAATAATTTCAAATGAGGCCGAGCCAGCCGTTTATAGAAACTGGACAGGAAACTTGCTAGTTGTCGATAGCAGCGTTGCAAGCAAGGAAGACCGCGCAAAAAGCATGGATCACGACTTTAATAATTACATTAATAAAACCTTGTTAGGGAAAGCATAAGCATGAGCGGATTAGTGGAAATAAAATACGATACCCCTATAGCGACAACACAAAGCCCTGACAACCTGCTTGCAATGGCAATTGAAAAAGGTGCAGACATTGACCAGTTGACAAAGCTAATGGATTTAAAAGAGCGCTATGACTCGGCAAACGCTAAGCGTTCATTTTATGAGGCAATGGCCGACTTTCAAAGCAAAGTTCCAAGCATCAGAAAGACAAGCAATGTCTCATATAAAAACACCAACTATAATTTTGCGCCCCTTGGCTCTATTGCAGAGCAGATACGGCAATCAATGCGAGAGTGCGGGCTCTCTTATAGATTTGAGCAGTCTCATTTAGACGGGATTGAAATTACATGCATTGTTACTCACTTAGAAGGTCACAGCGAGCAAGCAAGCATGAAAGCCTCTGCAGATACAACGGGCTCTAAAAACTCTATACAGGCTATAGGATCAACCGTTAGTTATTTGCAGCGCTACACGCTTATAAGTGTTTTAGGGCTTACCACCGCCGATGAAGATATTGACGCGCAAACGCCCGAAGAAATAAGTATTAATGACGAGATTAAGCAAATTATAAAAGCCGAATCATTAGAAGAACTTATAAAAATATGGACCGTATTAAATGAAAACTTCAAAGGCATGAAAGAGCTTCACGCTCTCGCAAAAGCCAAAGATAAACGCAAAAACCAATTGATGGAGCTAGGGCAATGATTGAACAGGGCACGATAGAATGGTTTGAGGCGCGACTAGCAAAAGTTACTGCGTCGAGATTAAACGCTGTAATGGCAAAGACAAAAAGCGGATATGCAGCAACTCGCGTCAATTATATGATGGAATTGATTTGCCAAAAGTTATCCGGCCAGCGTGAAGAATCGTTCACAAGCGCATCAATTCAACGCGGAAATGAAATGGAGCCAATTGCTCGCGGAGCATACGAGGCAAATAAAGGCATCTTTGTTGAAGAAGCTGAATTCACTATACATCCAATCGAAAAAGGCTTTGGAGCTTCTCCTGACGGGCTTGTAGGAGAAGACGGGCTGATCGAAATCAAATGCCCGAACACTGCAACGCATATCGAGTTTTTAAAGAGCGGCAAAGTTAAACGCGAATATCTTTTACAGATGCACGGGCAAATGCTTTGCACTGGCCGCAGATGGTGCGATTTTGTTTCATACGACGACAGAATCAAAGGGCTTGAATATCGATGCGTCCGCATTGATTTTGATCTTGAACTTGGCAATGAAATTATTATGGAAGTCACCAAGTTTTTAAACGATATGGATAAAGAATTGAAGATAATCGAAGGCATGAGGAAAGCAGCATGAACATAGCGCTTAAAAAAGCCAATCAAATTATAGAGTTTAACGAGTTTGAGGCTAATCTTTCTGAGTTTAAGAAAAAATATGAAAATGTTATTTATGATTTATCTGTGCCAGATGAAAGCCAGCAAGCCCGATCTGACCGACTTGCTATAGGTAAGGTTATTTCAAAGCTAGATGCTAAACATAAAGAAATAAAAGCCCCTCTAAAGGTAAAGACTGACCTCGTAGATGCTGAAAGGAAGCGCATTAAAGATGACTTGCTTAATGTTCAAGGAAAGATCAAAGATCAGATTGTCGAGCATGAAAGAAAGATAGCAGAGCAAGAAGCTGAGCAGCAAAATTTGATAGATGATATTTATATTCTTGGCCTGTTTGATCATAAGCCTTGCTGCAGTGAAATTTCAGCTCGCCTAAATAGGGCTGAATCTATCGACATAGATAACGCTCAATATTTGCCAATAAAAGCGCAAGCAGCTCTAGCTGTTTCAGAAGCAATAAAAAGCCTAAATAAACTATATGGCGAGTACAAAAAGATTGAAGATGAACAGGAAGAGCTTGACCGCCTACGAAGCGAAAAAGAAGAGCTTGATCGTAAAGATCGGGAAGATTCTATTGCTAAAGAAGCAGCAGAAAATGCAAGACTAGAAGCTGAGAACAAAGCCAGGGCCGAGGTGCTAGCGTCTGCGCAGCGAGAAGCAAGCGCAAAGGCATCTTTAGACCTGGCAGAAAAAAACCGTATTGCAGCCGAAAAAAAAGCAGCTCAGGATGCGATCGACGCAAAAGAGCGACAAAAAAAAGCTGTAAAAGACGCTAAAGAAAAGGCTATTTTAGAGGCTTCGGAAAAAATAGCCATGGCTAAAAGAGTTGAAGCCGCAGAAGATGCACGGCGAGCGGCTGACATAAACCATCGATCTCTCATAAACAACCTGTCTTTGAATGACATGCTTTCAATTCCAGGGATCAACGTAAACTTAGCCAAGGCAATAATAACAGCCATTGCAAAAAATCAAATTAAAAATATTTCAATTAAATACTAGGAATTATTATGGGCAAAGGTATTAACAAAGTTATCATTGTGGGGAATTTAGGCCAAGATCCAGAAACTAAATTTATGCCGTCAGGCAATGCGGTTACAAATATTAGTGTGGCAACCTCTGAAAGCTGGAAAGACAAACAAACGGGCCAGCCTGTAGAAAAAACTGAATGGCATCGTGTTGTTTTTTTTAATCGCTTAGCTGAAATTGCCGGTGAATATTTAAAAAAAGGTTCACAGGTTTACATTGAAGGTAAGCTTCAAACACGAAAATGGCAAGATCAAGCAGGTGTTGACCGCTATTCAACCGAAGTAATTGCCAATGAATTGCAAATGCTAGGAGGCAAGAGTGAAGCGCCAGCGCGAGCGCAGCAAGCGCAACAACCACAACAACCACCATCAGCGCCACCAAGCATGGATAGCTTTGACGACGACATTTCGTTCTAGATGTTTTTATTTTACTTAACGCTTTTAATAATTGTTGGTAATCGGCCCCAGCAATACACGAGGGAAAGGGCGCAACCGCCCCCACCAAAAAGATCAGGCTTTCGATATAGAGCCGCGACAACCGCACCGGATTGGACGGTGTAATGGTTGGCCGAAAACATAATCAAAGCCTCCTTAATTGGGGGCTTTGTGGGTATAAACACACGGGAGAACGAAGTGACTAAATTTAGGTGCGCAGAGACGGATAAAGCGATTAAGGACGCAATAATCACAGGTGTTGGATTTTTAATGATAACTGTTGACGCTCTAGATGTGGACGGCAGCATGTTCGTAAATTACAAAAAAATAACCAAAGAAGATGTATTGAGTATAAACACTAACAGGAAGGATTATGAAAAATTTTAATGATTGGTGGCGCGAGCAAGATATGATGTTTTGTGATGGCGAGACTTTGATGGCGGCAAGGTTAGCGTTTGATGCAGCAACAAAAATCACGGCGAAAAGGTGCAAAGATATTGCACAGCAAAGGTATTTATCAGAAAGTCAGGCTGTTAAAATTGATGCTCAAATTAGCAAAGAATTTAAAGTATAAACACTAATAGAGGAATAGATTGTGAAGACATTTAAGAAAATATGGGATTTTATCGGAACAAGTAGCGTATGGCTTTTGTTTTTTTTGTTGGCTGCGATTATTGATTCCGCATTAGGCGGTACTCTTACTGGCATGTTTTACACATTTATATGTCTTATAGGTTTTTTCTTGTGCCGAATAGCCGAGGCCATAGAAGCTATAAATAAAACTGAGGAATAGATTGTGAAAGCAATAATCAAAGGAAAAGCAATCGCAGAAATAACTGGCGCTTTCGTTGTTGCTGATCAAATTAAAATCCTTAATAGAGAGGGTTTTACCTTTTGGCTTGACGCGAAGCAATATCCCAGAATGTATGAGGGGCAACTGCCAAAACAGTATGATAATGATAAGCCAAAATTAATTAATAATAATGGGTTTAGGTTAGCCAATGGCTCGTAATCGAAGCAATAAAAATGCATGGATGCCGCAGCATACAAAGCTTGACGGTAAATGGTTTGTTTATTATCGCCAATCTACAAAAGAATATAAGCGACTATGCCCGGCAAATGCTGCGAAATGGGAAAAAATGAAAGCGTATGATTTATTCATAAGCGAGCCCGAATCAAATTTCAATGATTGCATTAACGCTTATCTTGAATCGAATCAGTTTAAAAGTTTAGCCCCAGGCACACAAAAAAAATATATGTCTGCTGTTCAAACATCAAAGAATAAAGAGCTTCGTTTCACGTTTGGAAGTATGCAGCCAGAAGACATTAATGCACCACTAGTCACACGATTTATGGATAGCTGGCACAACATGCCAGAAAAGGCAAACAGCATGCACACGGCACTTTCTGCCATTTTTGTGTGGTGTATTCAAAGAGGTTTCATTGTTGGAAACAACCCCTGCAGCATAGCGAAGAAATACCCCGGCAAAAAAGGCGGGCGTTATGTTGAGGATATAGAATATAAAGCGTTTTTTAACTTCTTAATCGACAACGGCAAAACCGCCCATGCGGGTGCAATGGCGATTGCTTATCTTTGCGGATCACGACAGCAAGACGTTTTAAGGCTCACAAAGCACCGCCCATTTCAGCACAAAGAAAATGATTGTTATGCCGTAAAAGATGGGCTCGTTATTTATCAGCAAAAAACAGGCAAGGTGCAATTGAAATTGTGGTCTGACGAGCTGCGCCAAGTTTATAACCTGTGCACACAAAACTCTTCGCCCTACGTTATATCATCAGCAAGTGGCGGAATGTATACGAGAGGCGGATTTAATTCGACTTGGCAAAGAATGAAAACAAAAGCGCGAGAGCAAGGCGTGATTAAAAACGGTTTTAGATTTCACGATATGAAGATCAAAGCAAGCTCTGACGTTGCACCAGATAAGCGCCATTTGTTTTTAGGTGGTACACAACAGAATGCAGAGCGATATAACCGCACACCCGATTCAGTCGATACAGTTAGATAATAGGAGAGTGAAGTGATCGATGAGATTCAAAAGCTTAAACATGAAATTATTTATTTAAAAATGGCCAATAATCTTTTGCGCCAGCGACTTAAAAAATACATAGCTAATAATAAAAGGGTGAAGCGATCGGTGAGTAACGCATACCTTTAAAGATTTAACATACTTTTAAACATTTCAATTAAATATTAGGATAATTATTATGAACATTAACGATTTAACTCTAGGACAAATTAAAGAAATAGGCTCCTATTTTCAAAATGATAAAAGCTCAAGCGGCGATGGGCTAAATGATCAAGTGGGTGAACAGGTTATTATTCGCACGTATTCAGCGGGGGTTTGGTTTGGGACTCTGGACAAAAAATCAGGGGCCGAAGTCATCCTAAAAAACGCAAGGCGCATGCATTACTGGAAGGCAAAGAAATCTATATCTCTGTCGGGCGTAGCTGTTCACGGTGTAGACTCTGAAAGCAAGATATGCCCCGCAGTAAAAATGCAATGGCTTGAGGCAGTTGAGATAATTTCAGTAAACAGAGAATGTATTAAAACAATAGAGGCATGCCAAGATGTCGAAGCTAGATAAACCTATAATTTATGGCTCTGGCGATGGCTCTGGCGATGGCTCTGGCTATGGCTCTGGCTCTGGCTATGGCTCTGGCGATGGCTCTGGCTCTGGCTCTGGCGATGGCTCTGGCGATGGCTATGGCTCTGGCGATGGCTCTGGCTATGGCGATGGCTCTGGCTATGGCTCTGGCTCTGGCGATTAAGAGTGTAACGGGGTAATAGCTAAATTAACGATGCTTAGCTTTACTTTAAATGAATTATAGGAGAGTGAAATGATTAGAAAAGCATTAGTTATATCTATACTTAAGCTGCGATGGGCTTATTTTCATATCAACCCTAACTATATCAAGTTTCACATGGGGCGCGGTAGTAATCAAGCCCATTTCCAGCACGTTAAAGATAGCTCTATCCATAGCAATATAATATGGATTGATAGCAGCCAAGCTTTAGATAAAGAAAAAAGCGAATAATTAAGAGTAGAATTAAGAGTAAGCGCCTGTATATTTCAACAGGCATTTT